CTAGTCACCTTAGTGACTGGATTGGTAACATCCAATGTGTGTGATAGTTTAGGCATGGTGTCAAAAAATTTCTCAACATCCTTAAACTGAGTAGAACTCATCTGATTAAGAAACTCTACAACCTCTTTCTTTGTGCAGTCAGCAGTTGACCAGACCTCTTCTGCATTATAAATTTTGTCAATACAAGTGGCAATAAGTTCAAATGATTTTTCAACATCAGTTGTATCAACTTGATCAAAGTTATTCCTAATGAATTGATCCAGTGATGGATACTTCATGTCCATCATAAGTTCATCATCAAGTTTGATTTGTTTGTTGTGGTTTTCATTCTCAATAACCTTGATGTCATCAAGATTAATACTAACTGGAATAGGAGTAGCACCATCATCAGGTGCAATAATACTAAGTTCAACCTCCTCACCAACAGACTTACCTCTGATGTTCAGGAATAAAAATTCAATATCAAAAGTAGGAAGATCCTCAACCTTCACACCTCTTGTGGAGATGCAAGATTTGATGACTGTTTTGATAGCATTAGTAATTTGTTTTGTATCTTCACTTTCCAATGCAAGAACAAGTAACTTCTCTTCCTTAACTAAGAAAGGTCTAAACTTAATTTTTTGTTTTGTAGAAGGCAACTCCAAGTCATATGTTGGTGTAGCAATTTTAGGTAAAGGCATAATATCACTTCAGTCGTTATATTTATTTGCGTTTTCTAGACTTTTTTGGTGGTGGAATACCTAAGTCATTCTCTGTAAGAACTTTGAATTCTATACCATTGTCCTTGGCAAACTCAGATGCTGCTTGCCACTTTGCTTGGTTCACAGCATAGGTTTTTGCCTCAGCAATGAATGTCTTTGTCATCCTAGCAGGTTTTTTTGGTTCAACACACTGTCTAGCAGGTTTAATCTCAATTATATATCTCTTGATCTCACCATTTCTGTGCTTGATTTGCACGATACCATCAGGATAATACCTATGTGTTCTGTTGTCAACAGGACTCACATAAGGTATTGAAAATTCTTCTGCTGCATACTTCAACACAGCATCATTCCTGTCACACCATCTAAGGAAGTGAAGTTCCCAACTACTTCTATACACAATGTTAGAAGTATCTCCCATATACTTCTCTGGGAATTGTGGGTGAAACCTACCTTGGTGCCATTTGTTTCCCCTTGGCATCAGTTATACATAGTAATGATAGTAGTAAAGTATTTAGATGCCTTTCCCTGGTGGTGGACCAGCACCTGGTCCAGTAAAGACAACTGCTCTAAAGTCAAAGATCTTAAATATTGCAACGCCTAATAGTTACATTGTTAGGTTGCAACCACCTCCACTGGTGAATGCTTTACTGGCAAGCAGAGGCATTATATATTCAATTGATGGTCAGAATATTGAGTTTAGATGTCACAGAACATCCCTGCCTGGAACATCTTTCCTGACTCATTCTGTGAGTTCTGATATTCAAGGTCAAGTAGAAGAGATTCCATACAGAAGAGGTTATGATACAGAAATTACAATGTCTTTTATTGTAGATCCTGATTATAAAGTTGTATCTTTCTTTGAGTCATGGCAAGATTTTATGTCTGGTATGGCTGATGATGGTGCTGATAATTTAGCAGCATACTATAATGTTGGAGCAACATATAGACCAAATTATTATGATGATTACATTGCTGACATTTTTATTACAAAATTTGAAAAAGACACAGGAACAGATATTAAATCAAACAGAAAACAAAAACCTGAGATAGAAGTTAATCTTCTTAAAGCGTATCCTAAATTGATAGCACCAATTGAATTGAGTTATGGTCCTGCAGGTGAGTTCTTGAACATGGATGTTACCATGGGTTACTCTAGATATGTCAAGAGAAGAGTAACTACCACTTAATAAATAACTAAAAAAGATAATGAAATCTTTCTATCAATTCCAAGAAGATGCTGCTGGGGCAACTCAGAAAGCTATCTCTGCGTCTGGATCATTCAAAGGTGGTTCCAGTGCTCAGGATTATCCTCAAGATAAAGAGCATAAATCTATTGATTGGATTGGTAAGAGAAAGAAAGCAAAAGAAAAAAGAGAAAAAGATATTAAGAAGAAACCATTAGCAACTAAACCTGATGGTCCTGGTAAGCAGAAGGATAGAAAACCACAGAAGTATAGACAGGCAAACAAGACAGCAACACCTAAGCGTGAGAAAGGTGGTGCTATCATAAAGGCATCACAACCTCAGAAGAAACCTGCTCAGGATTCAATGGTTGCTAAGAAAACTGCTGCCTCTAAGCAACCACCACAGCACAAACAAATTGCTGCTAGACCAGCATCAACTGCTATGGCTGGTGCTAAAAAGAAACCTGCAATCAAACCAGCACCTGAAAGGAAAGCAATCTCTGGTACTCCTGCCAGACCACAGATAAATCCACAGGCAGCAAGGAAAGCATTGCCAAGTGGATGAAGAACTAGAACTATATCAGAATAGCACCATTGATAGATTCTCAGAGTCAACAGTCAATGACATCCTGCTTAATACAGATGTAGATGACATGATGACAGAGATTATTGGGGTGCTTGAGAGTGGTGACAGAGATATGTCAATAGATACTGTGCCTCTTCCTGGCAAGTTCTATACCTATGTGTATAAACCAAAGACACAAAGAATTGAGTATGATGAGCACCCTCTGATTGCTTGTCTGGGTGTTGAGACTTGGGGATTCAAGGGATTAAATTATCATTGGGGTTCAGTGAGGAACTATTCTTGGGAGGAGATTGTAGGGTATCCTTACATCATCTACCCTTCAGAGATACAAACTATGAGACAAATTCCATATCAAAAATTCAAACTAAATATCTAAATGGACGTCTTGTAACAATGGCAGAAATTTTTCAAGAAAGTACTTGGAATGGAGTAGCAGTAGACACCTATACTAATACAACCACTGGTAGAATTCAAATCTATAGTAAAGGATTTGGACCATTGGGTGGACTTGGTGGTGTGCTAATAGCAGAATCTGTGCCAAAAGATGGTAAGAGTGATTGGCGTCTAGTAGATAGTGCAAGATATAGAAGAGAAATTAATAATGAAAGAGATGATAATGGTCAACTCCCTTACACTGAAGCGCAATTTGAGAATCAATTCTTTGGTGATGGAGCAAGAAAATTTAACAATGATAGAGCAGCTGTTCTAAACAAACCAGGTACATCAAGTTTAAATGAAAGACAGGGATTCTATGATAACAGAGTACCATTTACATCAAACCCAACAGGAAATCAGGAAAGAGTAAATTCTGATGGGACTGTAACTAATACAAGAGTTGTTAATCCAACTGCTTTACCTGATCCAGATAATGATTCATTAGCAACAGTTCCACTAAGTGGTGGTGGCAATGGGTCTAATTCTGGTGATGGTGGTGCTGGAGATGGATCAGGAGGTGACAATATTGGCACTGGAACTGATTCTTCCACAGGAACAGGAAGTTTAGATGGCAATAATGGTGGTGGTGGCACCACAGGTGATGATACTAGAGATGATGAAAGCAGTGAACCTATTACTGTTAATGATGTAAATATAGATGCATTTGATGGAAGCACAAACACAGGTGGAGATGAGGGTGCTCTTATAACTTATCCCTCAATAGAACCACCAGCAGGTCTTGAGTATGATTTTGTTTCATTCACTGCATATGATTACAATCCTAGTGGTGTAAGTTTAACAACAAAAACATATACACATGCTGGTACAAAATATGAAACAATAATTTTACCTATACAACCAACAATTTCTGAAACAAATTCAGTGAGTTGGACTTCAGACCAACTCAATGATATTCAAAAAGGTTTTGCTGACCTTTCTGGTGGAATAATTGAACTTATAGGTGAGGGTAGTAATCTGAGATTGAAAGGTGCAATCCAACAGGGAAAAGATGCTATTAATAATTTAATTAATAAAAATGACACAACTAAAGCAGCATTGGTGGCATTCTTTGCAGGTCAAGCAGTAGGTGCAAATATACTTGGAAGATCTACTGGTGCTATCATTAATCCTAACCTTGAGTTGCTATTCAGTGGTCCATCACTTAGATCATTTAACTTTAACTTTAGACTGACACCTAGAAATAAAGATGAGTCACAATCAATTAGAAAAATGATTAGGGCATTTAAAAGAAACAGTGCTGTTCAAAGGGGTAAAGAACTATTCCTTATGAGTCCAAGGGTATTTGATATTCAGTATCAATATAAAGGTGGGGGTCAACATCCCTATCTAAATAAGATTAAACCCTGTGCCTTGACATCTTTCAATGTAAACTATACACCAGATGGTTCATACATGGTGTTTGGTTCCACAGGTTCACTTACAGCATATGAAATTACATTATCATTTACTGAACTCAATCCAATATATGCTGATGAGTATGGTGATTCTGCAACAGACATGGGATTCTAAAAATGGCACAAAAATATTTTAGTTATATACCTAATTTTGATTATGTCAGTAGAACACCTGATGCCAGGATTATTGGTGAGTACACTACAACAAAAAACCTCTTCAAGAGAGGTGAAATTAATTCTGCATTGCTTAATAACATTGCAAACTTTTCTCAGTATAAAATTGAGGGTGATGACAGACCAGATAATGTAGCAAGGAAATTCTATAAGGATGCAAACTTAGATTGGATTATATTGTTGACCAATAACATAGTCAACATTGAAACTGAATGGCCTCTTACAAATGAGAGTTTCCAAAACTATATGCTTGACAAGTATGGCACTGAGTCAGAGTTTGTACAAGTGCATCACTATGAGTCAGTAAGAATTCTTGATAGCACAGGTGATGTCATTATGCCTGGTGGTCTTGAGGTTCCAGAGAATTTCTCAATAACATTTTATGATGAAGGATTACAGCAACAACAAACTATCAGTAGAGTATTACCTGTAACTAATTTTGAGTATGAAAGTAAGTTAGAAGATAGCAAGAGAAATATATACTTACTCAAAGATTTTTATGTTGGTTTAGTTATTGATGAGTTAGAGCAAAAAATGCCCTACCTAGAGGGATCATCACAGTATGTCTCACGCAGTTTGGTAAGGGGTGAGAACATTAGAATGTTTGAATAAAAAATCTAATAGACAAAAAAAATCCTGGAAACATTTTTCCCAGGATTTTGAAATCAATTATTGAATTTCCTCAACTGTCAGCAAGTTTTGCAAAGTAAGACATAGGATCATCGTCGTCATCAGAAGAGGATGTGTCTGGGAGAGTTGGTTCCTTTGCTGCCTTGTAAGAGTCTTCAAGCTTTTGCATGACCTCCTCTTCACTAACTGATTTACGTTCAGTGGCTGCATAGTTGTCATACTCTGTCTCTTCCTCTACTGGATTGCTGCGTTGGGGCTTAGTGCCCAGTACATAATCAAGACGCTTCTTCAGTTCATCATAGGACTTGAACTGATCAGGTGCTGTGAAAGCAGTGAGTGAATACTGCTTCTTCCAGATGGCTTCCATTGCATCATCATCATCCAGCAGTGGACTTGTTGGTGCAAATTCAGAAGCATCATAGTTCCAGTAACCTGCAACTTTCTTCAACTTCAGTTTGAAGTTAGCACCCTGCCAGAAGTCAAAGGGGTTGATGGGAGTCTCATCCTCAAACTCAGGTTGCATTGCTTCCATGATCTTGTCAAAGATCTTCTTACCAAACTTATACAGGAAGACTTTGCCTTCATTCTGTGGGTTTGCTTTGTCCTGCACAACATAGATGTTGGCATAGAAGGACAGTTTGCGCTTCTGCTTGCGCACAATCTCTTTGTTAGCATCACTGCCACTGTTCCACAACTCACGGTTGAGTTCACCAATAGGATCTTTGCCACCAATGGTAGTCAAAGAGTTCTCAATGTACCAACCACCAGGACCCTGGAAGGCGTGGGAGAACAGTTTCACCCAAGGAAGATCTTCCCCTTCAGGTGCAGGCAGGAAACGAATAACTGCATATCCATTACCACTTTTGTCCATCTCTGGTTTCCAGAGGCGGTCATCTGTACCACCTCCCCCTTTATTTGATTTTTCTACTTCCTTGACCAGTTTAGCTGTCAGGGAACCAAGAGAAGACTGTTTTTTAAGGTCTGAAAAACCCATTTGTACCTCGTATTAAATGTATTTGGTCTGTGCCCTTTAGCTTGGTGGAGGATCAGGCAGCCTCTAATATAGGATGGATGGGGTGGGGTGTCAACCCTCACCCAAGGACTTTTTCATGTTGTCCACAATGTGTGTCATATTATTGAACACATATGCCAGGTCAACATCAGCAGGGAACCCCAGTGCCTTGGCAGACTGAAGGATATTATCCCTCATAACCTTTGCCTCTGGGTCATCAGATAATTTCAGTCTGGTGTAAAGAACCTGCTGCTTCTTAAGAAGATTCTCAAGCATTTCAACATGCTCAATCTTATCCTCATTAGTCATTGAAGCAAACTCAAACACTTTCATGTAAATTTGCTCCTGGAGTTCAGCAATCTCCTTCATCTCAGCTTGAACTATATCTGACTCAAAGAAACTCATTCCTCTCCTACTACCTCTGTCTCTGATACCTCAGGTGCAGCATTTGCTTCTTCAATTTGTTGGAGAACTTCAATTGCACCACAAACTTTGAGATACATTTCTCTATTGCTTTCAAGAGACTTCTCAAGTTCTGACTTTTGTGCCACCAAATTTTCAAGCACAGTTGCATTATCAAGTGCCATGGACAATAACCTCCTTCAGGATCTTTTTAAATTTGAATACATCAATATGTATAAAGGAATCATACTTGCTAATTCTCATAGACAAGAACTTCCAAACAGGGTCTGACAACTTCTTATCAAAGTTATCTTTGAACCCAATCACCTTGTTTAGGATGACAAAAGTTTCAAGAGAAAGATTCTTTCCCAGGAATTCCTTTATGATTTGAGGGTGCTTGGTCCCCTCAATCCTAAACATAGCATCAAAGTCTTTACCTGTAAAGACATCTTCAATCTCTGACTTGAAAGTGTATGACAGAGACTGTAGTCTCCTCTTCCAGTCAGTGTAATTCTGCTCACCATTCCTGACAATCTCACCAATCCAAAGGGACTGTGGATCATCACAGGTGACAAAGTTTGAGACAAAGAATTCTACTACTTCACTGTCATTCTTTTGTCTACTAAGTTTCTCAAAGAAAAATCTATCACGCCTTTTATAAAAAGACTCTAGTGATGCTCTAGACTTTCCACCATACTTTTGGTAGTCATACTTCTCTTTTGTAAAGTGATTTTTCAATCCAAGATAACTCTTGTACACATCAAAGGGTTTCACTTTAGGAATCATAAAGGTAGTTTAGCATGAGAAGTTTTCTTCAGCAGATTGAGTTCAGTTGCTTCTGCTCTCAATTTATCTTTCAATGGTTTTGAAATCAATTTAGGGATTGATTCTATGTCAATGTTGTTTCTTTCACAGAAAAGAACAATTGAGTCCATGTACTTCATATCTTTATTCTCTTTGGCGATCTTTTCAATCTCCTCAGAGAATCTACGTGTGCAGTAGAACTTGTTCTCTATGATCTTGTCAACATTGAGTTCATCAGGCTTTTCCATATTCCTGTAGTTTGAATTCAACAAATTCTCTAATATATTCTGAGAGTAAGTTGATGTACTTTCTTTTGTTATACTGTTCATAAATTTCAACCTGCCCATCCTCACAGGACATAATAATTACAAATTTCTTTACCATTATACCAGTCATCTCATATAACATGCAAGCGTAGGCAGCACATTGTACATAATAACCTTGAACCCATGCCTCAGGCTTAGGTTTCTTACTGGTCTTGAAATCAATGACAGCAAGTTCAGGTTCACCTGACTCACCAGTGTACTCAGCAATACAGTCAACACTCCCAGCAATTCCTAGTTCCTTACTGTATAAGGACTGCTCAATAGCATGGATGTTATCAATATTATCAAGGTAAGGTTTGGATTGTTTGAATAAAAACTCAGAGAGTGGTTGAACAGTGGGAAGTTTTTTATTCAACAGATGATGTTCAGTCAGTGTGTGCATGTCTGTGCCACGACTGGTCGCTTGTTTGGTAACTCTGTTTGCCTCATCATTACCAACCCTTGCTCTCCACTCTCTGAATGTCTCACGGTTATAATGACTGATGACAGATGTAATAGAAACTAACTTCTCACCATCAGGAGTATCATAATACCTAACACCATCAACCATCTCCCTTGTGAGAGATGGGTAATCTATTTCAACATGATTAAACATTACATACCTAGTTCTAGTTTAGCTACAATGTACTCCTTGACAAGACCACTTCTGCAGATGTCTTCAGCACAGAACTCAATTGTATCAAAGGAAGGCATATTCTGCAAGATTCTCATAAAGTCTGCAATACCATTCCTTTCATTCTGTTTTGTCAAGTCAGACTGAGTAGCATCACCACAGAAATGAATCTTAGAATTCTCACCCACCCTAGTAATCATTGAGTCAAGTTCATGGAAGTTCAGGTTCTGGAACTCATCAACAATTACAATCACATTATCAAGAGTTGTACCCCTGATGAATGATGTAGACCAGAAAGAGATGGTGCCTTGTGCCTTCAAATTAGCATAGAGCATATCAAATGAAGGGTCATCAGGCATCTCAAACATGTACTTGACCATGTTCTTGTACGGGATCTGGTACAAGGATGACTTGTCTTCATGGTCACCTGGAAGGAAACCAATCTCTCTGGTGGGTACAAGGGACCTGACAATGTAGATCTTCTCATAGGGTGTCTTAGGGTCTAAGACATCCAGAAGGGCATTGTAGAGGGTGATAAAGGTCTTACCTGTACCTGCACACCCATAAGCAACAAGGTTTTGTTGCTGCTTGTACCTTTCAAAAAAGGTTGTTTGATTTTCTGTAAGAGGTTCAATCTTCTTGATGAAATCAAGGTTGATTGGTTTCTTTCTCTTCATAACTCTGTTGCTCATACCAAATGGCACTGGATTGGTGCTTCCAATTCCTGACTTTTTCTTTGCTGGCATAAAATTAAATTGGTTTTACGTTTGAACCTGGTGCTT